TTAAACCCGTCCATTTGACGTGGTTCGTCCAACCATTTGCAGCAGAAACCGATACGCTTTTGTGTCATATTACCAATATAACACATAATTTGTATTTGTCAAGCAAATATTTCAGCATAAATTAGTGAAATATGAAATTCTTGGTCGGTGGTAATATATGTTTTTATATGTGGAATTATATTATTTGCCAAGATTTGATGTCCAGTTGGGCTAAAATGGTTCAATCTAGGGTCTTGAAAAGCGGTCCAATCTTCCCCATAAACTCTATTGTAATCTGCTCTGCTGCAATTTACTAAACCGCCATCACATAAAAACCATATACCATACGTTTTATCTATAAATTCATGTTCAAAGCATGGGATGTGTACTATTTTAATATTGCGCTTTTTGCATATTTCTTGCATATCTCGCAGTATAGAACTAAAAATATACTTGCCAAAATCTTCATCAGCAAGCAACCATTCTCTACTGCCATCTTTATTATAAAATCTTGTATATTCTGTATGACAGCAAATAATAACATCTGGATTGTTTTTTACAATTTCTAAAAATTCAAGATATATTTTGTATTGTGCTTGTCCACGAAATCCTACTTGGTGAATAACTTGCAATTCAAGTTCATTACAAACTTTTTCTATCCATGTATCTTTGTAACTGTGAGTAAAACTATCACCGATAATTGCTACACGCATTAGAAAACCAAAATATTATGTAGTTGACTAAATCGTTGTGCGTCTTCCCAAGTATTAACAAGAGGCTCACCCTTTATGTTCAAACTTGTGTTTAGCAACATTGGGCAACGAGTCCGTAAATACCATGCTTCTAATATCTTGACAGTAATACTTGGCGAAGTTTGATCAATTGTTTGAACACGGCTAGTTTCATCAATGTGACATATTGCAGGAAATTCGTCAGGTCTAATACAAGTATCAGCATATTGCATATAATCTTGATTAGTTCTTATACTACTATAAAAGTACATACTAAAAAAACTTTTTCGTATAATAGGAGCAAACGGACGAAATGGCTCGCGTTTTTTAATTGCATTTACGCGATCTTTTACATCACCACCACGAGGGTCTGCAAGTAGCGAACGATTGCCCAAGGCTCGTGGACCAAACTCTGCACGACCATTTGCAATACCTACAACTTGACCTGCTTCTAATGCTTCAACTACTGCACGAATATCTACTTTGCGATCAATGTTATGCCCAAGAAACGCATGATCTAAATGGATTAATTGCTTATTATGGTAAGCAACTGCACCTAAACTTAAACCGCTATCACCAGGATTTGGTGGAACCCATATTTTTTTAACTTTTTTAGATATTTTAATATTACTATTTGCGACACAATTTAATGCACAGCCACCAGCAAGAACTATATTTTTACTACCTGTTATTTTAATTGCATAATCAACAATGTTAGACAGATATGATTCATAAATTGCTTGTGCACTTGCTGCAAGGTCTTCATCTAACCAACCTTCTTGCTGTGGACGCATATACCACTTCACACCACGATGCAAATTATGTAGAAATCCAATATCTGGTGATTTACAGCTATTAAAGAAATCCTGCCGTAGTGCATCAACATGTTTTGGCTGACCAAATGCTGCCATGCCCATGACAATATATTCTTCTTCATTTGATTTAAACCCAAGATAATCAGTAATAGCACTATAAAATAGACCAATGCTCTCTGGATAGTAACTGCTCCAAACTTTGTCTATTTTGTTATTATGTCCTCGCCAAATTGAAGTGCATTCTAATTCTCCAATAGCATCAACGACGACGATAGCAGCATTACTAAAACCACTAGTATAATAGCCCATTGCAGCATGAGCGCCATGGTGTGGCGTAGTTTTGACAGGTATATTATCTAAACCGTATTTTTTTAAATATTTTTTTATATTGTAATGCAGTGGTCGTTGACCACTTATAAGATTGCGAATGGTATGCTTCCATGGTTGTTCATACCATAAAATTTGGGTGGGTATACCATATTGAAGCGCATCATTGATCAATGCTTCGTTAAGATGTGAATCGTTTTTTACTCTGCTATACCGTTCAGCGTGACCAGCAAACAAAATGTCAGAGCCATCAACAAGAGCAATACTTGCATCATGATTGTTAGCATTTATACCTAGTAGCATATTTCCTCAATATATAAACGGATCACGCTTGCGCAATTCCTTGAGCAATTGGCGACGTTTATATTTGTATACTATATCATCAAAAAAATTGTGAATCCATTTAAAAATACGCATTATAGAATTTTCCCCCAAGTAGTTTGACCAAGACACCTATATATAGCACTACTATCGCGCATTATTGCAATTTCACCTGGTTCACCTACTCGTTCTGGTATACTATCTACAATACTAATTAATAATCCAGAAAATCTAATTTTACCGTTTAACTCAATTGAACCATCTAATTTTAATTCAATTTGATTTTGGTTATTACTGCCTAGAGTAATATCATTTTGTCGTGTGCTACCAATAAACATATTTTTCTGTGCATATTTTAATACGCTTAGTTCACTATCTTGGTCCCAAATACTTAAAACACCAGCAGTTTCTTCTGTATTAATTCCCACATGACCTGCATTAACTACTAGAGTTTCGCCAATTAATGCTTGTCCACTAACGACTAATTCATTAAGGTTACCAACTTTTCGTAAATTACTATTAACAATACTTGGACCTAATGTATCATTACTTAAAATTACTTTGTCGCCATCAACTATATTACGATTATTAATATCAATATTACTTGTATTATTAGACTTAATATTTTGCAAACTAATAGTATTTGCTAAATTAGTGATATAATTATTAAGTGCTTCACTTTCTTCAACTTTTCCATTAATACTAAGTAAACCATCAATAGTAACATGATTTAAAAAACTATTATTTTCTATCAATAAGTTATCAGCAGAAATATTATTTGTTGTAATAATACCATCATCTGTTATTTGAAGTTGTAGTTTGGATGCAGAATCGCTTATGCCAGTACTACAAAAATTATTATGGACACCATTATTAATCCATGCAGCATTAAAATCATGTCCATCCATTTTAATGCTACTAAATGGAATACTGTTAGGTGGAAAGTTATAACTGCCAGCTACACGATGCACTTCATTTTGGACACTAGTAGTAATAGTGCGATTCATTTCTGGTTCTTGTAGAAGTTCTGTTATTTTTTTGGTTCCTACATCAAGTAATTGGTCACGCAATATACCTTGTATTAATTGTGATACTTCGCTGCTTAAATCACGTTTACTAATTAAATCATTATAAACTTTGCCTGTTAAGTTTACAACAACATTATTAATTTGTTTTTGTAATGTATCAGCAATAATTTGATTAAGATCGGCACTTTGCAGATAATTTTCTACTGCGCCACGCAAACTTGCGGCAATCGCATCTTCAATATTGATATCAACCAAGACTAATCCTTAAAATTGAACTGTTATAATATGTTCGTAATTCTTTTTGAAAAAACCACGATATAACAAGTTCTTTTGGATTATATAATTTGTTCCACCTAAATCAGCACTGTATTTTGCAAGCTGCTTGAAATACATAGTGCGTCTTTCAACTGGACCAACAACTGTTAAGTCACGGTTATTTTCTATAAAGTATATATGACTTTGCCAGTTCTGACGATTATTTTTATCAATTTGACTTTGTTCAACAATTACTGTTTCACCATATAAACCACTTTCAACATGGTTGCGTTTATGTGGTGCATTGTTTTTGTAATCTTGTAAACTTGTGATTAGATAACCACGTGTTACTGCTTTAATATTTGCTAATAAATTTCTTTGGTCATTTTCTGTAGGAGCGTAGGTAAAATACTCATCAAACGCGATTGTTACATCAACAGTAGATTTTATCTGTCCAATACTATCGATAAAAGTGCTGCTGCTTTGATAAGCATATTTTACATCTTGTGCACCAACTACAATACAATTATAATTTTTTTCTAAAAGTAAAACAATTGGATTAAAATGAGTAAAGAGAATGGTGCTTGGTTGTATTCTTAACCCTGAAAATAGTTTCTGAAGAATATCTACTTTGGCTTGTGCTTGTTCTAACCATCTTGCTACATCAGCAATAGGTTGCAATTTCAGCCAATAATCATCGGAAATCATTAAAAAACCCACCTCTACCTAAAATATATTTAGGTAAAAGTGGGTATTTTTTACTTGATAAGCAAACCAAGTTCTTTTAAATCTTCATATAACGTATGGTCATTAGGAATGGTTTCAGTTTTACCATCCTTGACATTTTTGACAAGTTTTTCAATATCTGGCGCAGCCATGTCTGTGCAACGCTTGATAGCGGCACGAACCTTACTCCACTCAACAGTTCCACGATAACCCATGATCAACATTGTCAAATACTCTCTCTGTTTATTTTCTTAATATACTATATAGTCTGCGTATTGTCAAGTAATTTTTTAACAGGTGGGTTGCTATCCCCACGATGGTTTTAGTTTGGCCTGTAATTTCCGGGTTTCAACTGCCTTACGCAATCACCATTACCTTCCACAGGTCTCTCACCTGTCCAGTCCCGTTGATTTCGGTATGCATCCCTCACAATCGGTTTTTAGTTATACTCGCTCCAACCTTTTAGCACAGCCGTGCCGCCGTTAAAAATCTAATATAAGATATTTAAGATTGCGTGTCGTGCGGTTGATTTCATTTGGCATTTAATAATTTTTGGATTTGTTCTGTTAAATTTTTTCCAAGATTAATAGTAGCTTCTTCTTCGGTCATAGCATTTTCTTTCGCCAATTCCATAGTAAGATAACCTTCAAATGCAATAACTGGTTGAAATATTTCTGGATTAACTTTAACTTCTGCTTTAGTAATTTTCATTTTCTTTTCCTTTTTAAATATTTGGTGCGTCCTATGGGATTTGAACCCACATTGTCGGTGTTTTAGAGACACCCGCTTTAACCGTTAAGCTAAGGTCGCAATTATGTCCATAGTGCCTTGCGAACTTTAATGATGCGAATATACATTTCTGTATCTTCACGATCATAGTCTGCTTCAATTTTTCGAAGAAGTTTAAGTGCTTTATCGCCACGCTTGCGTTCTTCTGCGGTTTTTGGTTGTGAAAAAAATCCAACACCTTCGTCACGAAGTGCATCGCAGTGCGCACTCCAACCACTTATATCCATAGCATCTGGACGATTAGGACGAATATTCTTGCACCAATCATAGATTTGCGCTATTTCAATACTATCAATAGATTGTTGTGTAGGTTTGCCATAATATTTGTCACCTTCTGAACTGCCACTATTTTCATCATATTTCAATTCTTTTGCCCAACCAATATAACCCAAACCTGCTTCTGGACAACGACCGTTGACCCATTTCATTTCACGCTTCCAATCGTGCATGCCAGCAAGTTCAATCTCAACAAAGTCAATAATCAATTGACGAAGCGCACCTTCTAAACGGCTATCACAATCCCACCATACACCCTTTTCAAGTCCAGTAGGCAACACATGCAACCTGTCAATAAAACGATTACGGATATAGCGTTTTGGTTTATTCCAAATTTCAGTTATGCTATAATGAACATCATCTAAAAAGTGTGGAACAGTTTCAGTTAAAAAATAAGCAAGTGGCTTTGATGCTTTCAATTCAGCATTCCACTTATCCCAACCACCCCATTCAAGCGCATATGGCTTTTCAATGCCAAACTTCTGGCGAAGATATCGGTTTAACTTACAATCCATAAAATAATAATGTTTCATTAAAATCTCCAACAATGATTAATATATATTAATCTAAAACCTTTGTCAAGTAAATAATGCATGGTTACATTTATAGGTAGAACTTTTGCCGACACTTGGGGTAATAGTAATGAATTGGGCAATTTAGAAAAAATAATTATCAATAATCTTTTACACCAAATTGAACAAAAATTTCCAAATGATAATAATTTATTCATCAATACAACATGGTTTTTTATAAATCATTCTAATGACCAAGAAAATCAAAATTGGTATGCAGCAAAAAATTATGCTGAATTAAATAAAACTGGTAATCTCTTTTTGTTTTCTGGTGCTGATCCAGCGCCTTTTGTAGATGTTTTAGATCAAATATATAGGGTGTTTGCAAATTATAAAATTTATAAAATTGGCAATTTTGAAAGTGAATTTAATTGGCATTTAATATCTGTTTTAATTGGTGATAGATTTAAAAAATATACTGATGACGAAGTTATATTAAAAAACTTACAATATAATTTTTTATCATACAATAGAAAACCTCATTATCATAGAATTGAACTATTTAAAAAAATGCAAAATAATAATTTACTAGAAACAGGATTAGCAACATTAGGTAAAAATCCAATGCCTCACCATTCCATGAATGAAGAAGATGCAAACTTAAAATTATTATTGAATGAAAACGTTAAAGACTATGTTGAGCATGGTCATTGGTATAATGATGATCCAAAAGAAGATTATGGTGTTCCACATGACCTTTTTAGTTTAGGTAAAATAGATATTTGGCAAAGTCATTTTTTAAATATAGTTAATGAAACTTGTAAAAATGATTCAACACAAGAATTTTTAGTAACCGAAAAAACACTTAAACCTATTATTGGTTTGCGACCTTTTTTAATAAATGGCGACTTGAGATGTTATGAATGGTTACGACAACGTGGATTTAAAACATTTACACACATATTTCCAATTAATAATATTGAGAATCCCGATGTCCACGATAAAATTATAGAAGTATTAATATGGTTAAAAAACCAATCAAAAGAAACAATAGTGCAAATGTATAACGATATGTTGCCTGATTTAATTTATAATAAAAATAGATTTTTTGAATTTGCACAAGAAGAAAAATTAAGAATAAACAATATTTTTAATGGTGCTGGGTGAGGGACTCGAACCCCCGTTGTGGTATTCCGCCTTACAAAAGCGGTGCAGTCGCCGCTGTGCCAACCCAGCTTAAATTATTCTTTTGGAATAGTATGTTTTATACCATCCCAACTTCTATTTACTTTAGCAGATTCTTTGCAGAAGTCAAGAACTAAATTATAAAATTCGTCCAATTCTCCATTAAAATGACCAACTAATCCATTTGCGAGTTCTATTGCACGGTCCCAATTGCTACTTTTGTATGCTGCCACCATATCTTGGTGCATTTCACGGAAAAAATTGATAGTTGGTATATCATTTAAACCAATTTCTACCAAAGCGTGTAATGTTAACGGCTTTGGTAGTTGTGGTTGCATAACCGTATCAAGTTCTAAAATAACATATTTGTCACGCAATTCATCTGCAAGCTGTTCATTAAAAATAATATTCATAACACAATTATATATAATTATTATTGGAAAGCAATAAAAAATGCACTTTGATCTTATATCGGATTTGCACGAAAATTTTTGGCCACCAGAAGAAAATCTCAAATGGGAAGGTCTAGGCACAAGTTTAGTGGCAATTGTAGCTGGCGATATCAGTAATGATTGGGATTACAGCTACAGGAAGTTAGTTGAAATAAGCAAACATTATCGTCATGTTATATTTGTAGATGGTAATCATGAACACGGTTACCAACCATATTTGCATAAACATTGTGCAGAATTTCAAGAAAAAATAAATCAACATCATAATATTACATTTTTATACAAGAATGTTATTATTTTAGATGACACTGCTTTTGTAGGCTGTAATGGTTGGTGGACATATGATTTTGGTATGCCAGAAACATCAGTTGTTGACTGTTGGGATTTTCTAGTAGCAAATGGTTATGATGAAGAAAAAATGGCAGAAATAATGGCTGTTGCTAAAATAGAAGCAAGAAATTTATATAGCCAAGTAGAAACATTTAATGATGATCCACGTATTAATGACATTGTAGTTGTAACTCACACAGCACCATTGAGAAGATTTCGTTATGTCCCAGATGACATGGATAAAAGACACTTGGGACGCAGTGGCAATAGTTTGATGCAAACTGTGTTATTAGCAAACACCAACCAAAAAATTAAGGCTTGGTGTTTTGGTCATGAACACACAGAGATAGATGAAACTGTGGATGGTATCAGATATATCTGCCACCCACGTGGTCGTCCAGAAGAAGGTATTGGAAAAGTATATTTTCCAAAACTAATCAAAGTTTAAGATTCTGGTTCAATTTTTACGTTTAGAGGAAAACTATTAGTGCGAGCAAGTAATGTAGTTTCTACTGCTTTACTTTCTGCAATTTCAAATGGTAAAACTGCAACGCTTGCACTGCCCTCATTATGAATTTTTTGAGTTAATTCATAAGCAGTGTCAAAGCTATGTTCAAAAATTTCTTGTAACACTGCGATTACAAAGTCAACAGATGTTACATTGTCATTCATAAAAATGACTTTATACTTTGGCGGTGGAGTTAAATCATTGCGTGGTGCAATTTTAACTTTAGAACGTGTTTCTACTTCTGTGCTCATTTTTGCCATCATTTATATTTAACACAGTGGGCGGGATACCCACTGTGTATATAGTATCATAGTTTTTAGGATTTTGCAATAGCAATTTTCTTTGGCTTTTGTTCCTCTGGAATATGGAATTCCAAATCAACAACAAGCAAGCCGTTTTGCATCTTTGCAGTCTTAACTTCCATATTGTCAGCAAGTGAGAATGTACGGATGAACTTGCGACTTGCAATACCACGGAATACAAATTCCTTGGTATCTTCGCTCTTAATTTCACCTGTAATTACAAGTTGGTTATCCTTAAGCGTGATGTCAATATCATCATCGCTAAATCCACTTACAGCAATTTCAATTTGGTAATTGGTTTCACTATTGCGGATAATGTTGTATGGTGGATAACTTTGCTGAACATTGATACTATTCACACGAAGCATATCATCAAAAATACGCTCAAATCCAATAGATGTACGGTGAAGGTTATCAAAAAGTTTTTGGTCGAAGACCTGTAATAGGTTACTCATGCTTGTTTCTCCTTTATTAAGCGAGTATACTGTAGACGACCCATCATTGGCATCGTCTAATATTATTTAGTTATTCACATACCATTTGTCAAGGGTTTTTATTCAATTATTTCAAATAAATCTGGATTTAATTCTATTTTTTCAATTCTTTTTTTAGACAAATCTGTCATTACTTGCTTCCAATTAGGTCCATATTTTTTTTCAAGTCCTTTTATTGTTGCATTTCTAACTTTTTCACGCCATTCGGGATTATTTGCTTTTTCTTGGCTTGTTTTTTTAATTTTTAATTTTGCTTCTTCTGTATGAGTTCTATTTCTATGAAATTCAGACATTTTAGCACGAGTTTCTATTGACCAATTTTTCTTTTTGCCTTTTTGTGAAGCACTCATTTTGGCAATAGATTCTTGTGTATGTTCTTTTCCTTTATTGTGTGCTGGTCTGCCTTTGTTTGCGGCAGACAATTTAGCACGAATTTCTTCGGTAAATGCAATTGGTCTGTTTTTTTTTGTAGCAGACAATTTAGCACGAGTTTTTGCTGTTACTATTCTACCTTTATTTGCGTTACTTATTTTTTTCTTATGATTTTCTGACATAACGATACCAGAGGTTCCCTCACCACCTAAAGTTTTATTATATAATACACCATTTTCTTCAATTCCCTTGCGACCATACCATTTAATAATTCGTCTTTCAATAGCAAACGCTCCTATTTCAGTCAGATTTGCTTCTAAAATTATTATTTTAGTTTGATCTTTCGGTGTTCTAGTATTATAATGTTTAGTCCATGCCCGATTTTTTCTACCTTTACCAATATAGTAAGGTATTCCGTTTAATTTTCTAATATATGCATAAACATAAAAACCTCTCGGATTATTTGTAGAAGAATAGGTCATATATTAATGAGTCTCAATAATTTTTTTACAATTATTAAAGTGCCATCTTTTCATTGCTCCTAAAAATCCTTCTTTGAGACAGTGTGGACATTTTACATTTATGTTCATGTGCGTCGTGGATGATGAAACAAATTTTCCCTTGTTCCATGCAGTTCTTCCTTTGCAAGATTCAGATATTTTATCAGACCAAGTAATATTTCTACCTGTTAATTGTTCAGATATCTTTGCACGAACATCTTCTCTTTTAGATGGATTGTCATCACCTTTCATCACGATAGGTTTTTGTTCATAACCAAAACGAGAACCGTGTGATTTACGCATTTTTGCAACTTCCGAACCACCTTGCCCGTCTTCGGGAACAAGATTTGCAAACTCTTTATTTTCTGTAACATTCCATTTGAGACTATATTCCATACCTATGATTCTTGCTTCATCGTAAGTATTGCATTTTGCCAATATTTCAGTTGTAATATCATTACCATGCATTTTTAGATGCCTTTTCCAATATGTTCCACTGCCCATATAAGAGTAACAAGTTTTTTCATATTTCGTAACATGGCGACAAAGATATTTTTTACCAGTAATATTATGTGTTTTTAATAAAATATAAATTGCCATTAGTATACCTCTTTAATATATTTATCAAGGAGGTATACTTGCTGGGCATTTATTTTTCATATATTTTGTTGTGTGTAGAATTACATCTTATAAATGTAGTTCGTTTGGAAAGTTCTTTTAGTGACTTACTGCCAGTATAAGTTAGGGTGCTTCTAATACCTCCAAGTATATCTTGAACTACTGACTCTACATCACCTTTATATGGAATCCAAACTTCTTTTCCTTCGGCTGCTCTATATGACTTTAATCCACCGCTATGTTTTTCGTTAGCAGATTTTGAACTCATACCATAAAACTTTACAAATTGTTCGGTGATAAAAGTATCTTCTATTTCTCCGTCATCGTTCATCCAAACACGATTACTGCGAGTCATTTGTGATATGACATCACCGCCGCCTTGATCAGTTCCTGCTAACATAGAACCAAGCATTACGAAGTCTGCGCCAGCCCCAAAAGCCTTAGACACATCGCCAGGACAAGTGCAACCACCATCACTAATGATATGTCCACCAAGCCCATGAGCAGCATCAGCGCACTCAATAATAGCACTAAGCTGTGGATAACCAACACCCGTTTTGAGACGAGTAGTGCAGACACTGCCAGGACCAATACCAACTTTAATAATATCTGCTCCTGCAAGAAGCAACTCCTCTGTCATTTCACCAGTTACCACATTGCCTGCGATAATAACAAGCATTGGATTTTCAGCACGGAATCGTTTTACAAAATCAACAAATCGTTCTGTATAACCATTAGCCACATCAATACAAACAAATTTAATATTGTTGGGCGGTAACTTACTTACCACTAGTTTGAACTTTTCGTATTCTTCTTCTTTAATACCAAGACCATATGCCCAATATTCTTGAATATTATAACCCGTGCGACCAATCCATAAGATAAGTTCTTCGGGCGTATAATTCTTGCGTAAGCATGTGAACATTTTGTAAGTAGCAAGTTTTTCTGCCATTTCAAATGTAGCCACACCATCCATATTTGCCGCCATAATTGGAACGCCGCTCCAAAAATGCGGACTATTCCTAAAAGCAAATTCGCGTTCAAGCGATACTTCTTCACGACTCGTAAGAGTAGAACGTTTAGGCAAGATTAGCACATCACTAAAATCAAGTTTAGTGTCATTGATAATACGCATTATTCACCTATTAGTTTGTAACGCCGAGAGAACGAAGTTCTTTCAACTTCTTTTGCCAACGTTTTGCAGCACGTGCTTTTGCTTTCTTGCGCTTCATACTTGGTTGTTCAAAGCGTTCACGTTCACGAAGTGTTTGGAAGATACCATCTTGCTGTAGCATCTTCTTCATCTTGCGAAGTGCCTTGTTGACATCATTATTATGGACTTCTACAAAGAATCCACGTTGTTTAACATTTTCAAGTTCTGGTCTATTAGCCATTATTTTCCTCTTTGATATAATTATTATGTTGTTGAATAAGCCAAGAATATATGTCAAGTGTTTGTCTGTGACAATATTCGGCAATCTTGTTGGACCCCAAAGACCAACAATTCTTTTGTGCAAGCAACCAGCCTTTAAGTAGTTCTTTGTTGCCGCTAAATCTGCTGTTAACAATAGTAGCATGTGAATGTTTATGTGCATTTATGCACCAAACATCATCTTCATCATTACTTCCGTATAAAAAAAGTGTAACATCAATATCTAAATTGTTTATAGTTGTGCTTAAGCGTTCTATATCACTCCACTCAACATCAACGAGCAACACTTTAAATCTGCTATCTAAATCCATATCTGGTGCTGTAACAATACGACTTTCGTTCATTGTCCTAAACTATCAATAGCACTTTGTTCAGCGGGTGTCATATCTTCGTATTCAACTTCTTTACGTTGCATTCTACCTAACTGCCAATGCTTCCAATTTACATTATCAGTATAGCTTGTGTTTTGTTGTTTGTCAACAATAATCCACTCTGTACCATTCCATTTATATAAATTATTTGGTTGTGATACCAGAATAAAAAGCTGTCCTGCGTATGGATTTTGTGGAAATTGTGGACCTGCAATATCGTTATCTACATCAAGCACATATGCTTTTGCGTCAATGCCTGACGCTTCTTCACGATACAATTCTCGTTCTGCTTTAAGTTGGTGTATTTCACGATTTTTATTATCTACTTCTTTTAACAATTGATCTAAAGCAACTGTTAAATCCATAAGTGTTTTATTATCAGTGTTATCTACAATCTTTTCAACTTCAACAATTTTTTCAATAGGAACTTCTACTATTTTTTCAACTTCTACTATTTTTTCAACAGGAACTTCTACAATCTTTTCTACTTCTTTAATAACTTCCACATCACGATAAATTGGCACAGCTTGTGTTACAACTTGTTCAATAATCTGTGGTTCACGATTGCGTAATTCATCTACTTCTGCTTGAAGTTTTTCAGCACGTAGAACTGCATCATTATCATATACTGTAACTATTTTTTCAACAGGTTTTTCTACAATAACTTCTTTTACAATTTCTTTTACGATTTGTTCAGTTTGCGTATCACGTTCTTTGCGGCGTGAGGAAATGCCCATAGTAGCACCTAACACAAGTGATACTGCAAGTGGATCAAACACAGCAACAATAAAAATAATCACCCAACGCACCGCACGTTCAAGAAGTGACTTGTCAACATTATCTCCGTATATTAATTGTGCAATATACTTGATTGGACCTACTTCGGCTTCAACTTTTAATTGTGCTTGATTAAGTTTTAGCTTTTGTGCATTTAGTTCTTGTATGCGTTTATTAGTTTCATCAATAGTTTTATTAGCTGCTTCACGATCTTTCTTTTGGCTATCACGCAGCTTGGTAGCTTGTGTAGCTAATGTAGATGTGCGATTGTTATCTTTAGTTGCATTACTTGCACTACCGCTTAACAGACTATTGACAGCATCATCCATTTGTTTTATAACTGCTTGGTTATCCTTAATGCGTGTTTGTTCAACTGCAAGGTTCTGATCTATTTGTTCAATTAATAATGTATTATCGCCAACACTGCTTGTAGTCTCAATGTGCGCACGTGATAGGAATCCAAAGATACCCATACTTGTAACAAACATCAATATGACTACTGCAAGTGACAAATACCATTTTACAAAACCATTTACACGGTTCCAATTTTGGTGTAACCATACTGTTGTAATGATTTTACCAAATTCTAGCACACCACCCATGATAATAATAGGAATAACTGCACCACTAAAAATGGCGGTCAATCCAGCAATACTATAATATGCTGCCACACCGCTTATGCTTATGGCACTCAATAGTGCTAAAATGTTTAAGAACATTACGTATTTACCCTGTTTTCTACCACGTACCAACCAATAGTTTTTAAATCTTCACGCACTTCTTCATCAATCGTGCCTTCGGAAATATAAACTGCGTCATCGCTTAAACTTGCTGTATAATAGCGCATATAATCGCCATTAAAACTGCCTTCATACAAATCAGCAGCAATTCCACCAGCATGACGCCAACTGCAACTCCAGTGCCACGCTGCTAATATTGATAGCACTTCTGCCTTTATGAACTCATTATTGCATAGTGTTGCATACAAATGTTGACAATATACATCATTACCATGTGCTTTATTGCGGATATATTCGCTAGCATACAAATCTTTTTCTAAATCTGGTTTAGGTTGATCCATAAAAAGGCTCCGTGATATTTAATTTACCACGGAGCCACTATATTGTCAATACTAAAATTAGAAGTCGTAAGTTAAACCAA